AAATTTTGTAGCCAAATCACCAGTTTTAGTTTCAATTTTTTCTAAAGCTCTTCTTGTTGAACGCTTATTATTATGAATACCAGTCAATTCTCCAAGATACTGTTCTTGAACCATTTTGGCCAAAGCACCACCACATCTTTTAGTAGCATCATTAGCTGCCTGCGTTGCTCTTCTTGCAGCAATTATATCTGAATTGCTCGAGGTTTCATCTGCAAATTTATTCATTCTTAATGCTTTTTTATGTGCTTCTTCTGCTTCTGAGTGGTCGGAATCCATTCCGCCTCTTTCTGCATGCTTGTTTGCCATAACATTATGATATGCAGCCATTTTAGCAAAATCCATTGAAGCTTCTTCAAGATCTTCTGCTTCTTCTTTCATTGACTTTTTGCGATCACGAAGTTTGTCAAAATCAGCTTTTGTCAACTTACCGAAAGGAGGAGCAACATCAAGGTTCTTTTGACCACCCTTTAATTCTTCTTCCATTTCTTCGCAGCCACAATTCTTTTTACCGCAATCTGGGCAAACGCCCTTCATTTTCTTTGCTGCTTCAAACATATTACTTGGATTTGATTCTTGTAATCTCAAAAATGCTGCAACTAATGAAGATGTTTCTTCTTTTACGGACTTTTTACTCTTTGTTGTTGGACCGCCGTCTTCATAATTCATATCTGGTTTTGCTGAACCCTGAAGAGCAGCTCTCTGTTGTGGAATATCCATACCTGGTTTAATAAGAGAACTAGTTGATGCAGCTGCAGCTGCCGGAGCTGGTTTTGGAGCAACAGGAGCAGGAGCTGCTTTAATAGCTGGAGCTGCAGGTTTTGGCACAGTTCCTAGTCCAGCTGGTCTTGGAGTTGGCATTGGAGGAGCTACTGGTTTTGGAGCAGCTGCAGCTGCTCTCGCGCCCGCTGGTTCAACAACGCTACCTCTACCAGCGCCGCCACCTGGTCCTTGATTGCCTGAAGAAGATCCACGACCGGCTCCTGCAGAAGTAGAAATATTACTTGCAGCAGCTGCAGCATCAGGACTTCCTTGATTACTGGCAGAAACAGCTGGAGGTTTTGGTGCTGGAGTGGATGGTACTGCAGTAGATGTTGTTGTAGAATCGTTAGTCATGCTTGATGATCTACGATCTGATCTTGCATAATTAGGATCACGATCAGCTCTATAGCCAGGTTCGCCTGGTTTTGGCGCAGGTTTATCGCTTTGCCCCCAAGTTGATGGGTTCCACCAATCTTCTTTTTGCATGCGTGCAGCGCGTTCTTGATTAGCCTTTAGATGTACTTCGGCAATTGCCTGCATTAAGTCTTTATTCATTTGTTTTTCCTTTGAAAGAGTTTTTACTATTTAATATTTTTTAAATCTTAGTTTGAAACTGTGTCTTTATCTGGCTTTATAAGGTTAGGGTTCCAAACAACCCCATCAACTTCTTTTGTTGGGCCATTACCGCTTTGTTCGCTATGTTTAGTTAATTTACTGCTCTTAACAACCTTTTTAATAGTTGATGCTCTTTTCATATCTTCATCAATAATTTTGGTTTTAATTTCAGCATTTTTGGAAAGCTTAGATTTTCTGTCAAAAGGAGTTAAAACTGACTTTGGTCTGGCAACATTTTCAACTGTTTTACGGTCTTTTGTGCCTTCGGCTTCTTCTTTAATTTTCTTTTTCTTACCGCCGTCTTCATAAGTATTCATTGATTTGCTCATTGTTCCGGCAGTTGCGCCACCGTAAAGACCCAAATCTTCTTTTACCTTTTTCTTTCCGCCGCTTTCTTTTTCAACACCAAATTCAACACCAGCAGCATCTCCAAAAGCTTCTTTCATTTTTTTCTTTTTACCGCCATCTTCTGGTTCTGGATTACTTTGACTTGAAGTTAAACCAGCTGTATCAGGAGGAGCGTTTTCCATCTTGGCGTTTTTTGTGGCTTCTTTAACTTCTTTCTGACCAGGTGTTTTTACGGAGTTTACAATTTCTCTTGCTTTACCTGTTCTTTCTTCTTCGCTGGCTTCATCCCAGTCACCACCAGGAGGCCCCTTTTTCTTGGCTGGATTAACATTCTTTTCTTTTTCTTCCTTGAGAAGAACGTTTCTAATCGCGTGGCCTAAACTAACATATGCCATTACTTTGATGCCTTTATTGTTGCTTTAATCATCCATCCAAGTTTTTCTTGCTGTTCAATACGACCCTGAAGATAATTTGTTATTCCATACTTTTTATTTTCTTCTGACTTATCTGCGGCAGCAGTTAGAAGACCAATAATTCTACGATTATCAGTTTCAAGCTCTTTCATCATTTCCATTGGCGAAGGAATGTTTAGCTGATCGTCAACCTTAGTTAACTCTTGAAATCTCATCAAACTTCCCGGAGCATATGCATTCAATGTGCGAATTCTTTCGGCAATGTCATCAACCGCCGCGAAAGCATCTTCATAAATTGTTTTTAAAAATTCATGATATTGAGGAAAATTTGGTCCCTCAACGTTCCAATGAAAATAATGCGCCTTCAAGTAATAGCTAAATGTACTCGCCAAACAAGTTTTAAGACTATCAACTAATTCTTTCATGAATTTCCGCCTTTTTTAGTTAATCCTCTTGCGGCATTAAGAAAATCGCCATAAGATGAACCTGTATTATTTTGTTGTGTTTTCCAACTATTAAATTCGTCTTTAGAAACAGTTCCTTTGCCTGTTTTAGCGGCATTTGAAAACTGAAATGGTTTTGGCGCCGTTGTTGCAACAGGAGCAGGTTGTTGTGTGGGAGCTGGAGATGAAGTCGTTTGTTTTGTTGATGTTGGTTCTGACGTCAAACTATCTTGTTTTCCTGGGCCAACATCATATCTGCTACCAGCGGTAATATCACCAGAAGAAATTCTTGATTTTACATTGGCAACATCTGTTGCTTTTTGAAGAACTGATGGATCAGACACAACATTATTAGATGGCGTATTGTCGCTCTGTTGAGCGCCTCTCATAAATTTTGTACTGGTTGGTCCGGTGTAATTATATGGAGTTGAATTGAAAATTCCCTTATCAAAAGGTCCTAAATTATTAGGTGTAGAACCATTTGCTTCTTTAAAAAACTGTTTAAAACTTTTCATTTTATTCCTTTCCTCCGCCACCGGAGCTCCCGCTTTTGCCTGGAGGTAAACTTCTAATTGAGCCATCGGCCATTCTAATTTTAACATTTTTCAATTGTTTTACGTGTCCAGCAGCATCTCTTATTGCTACTTCTTTAACTACACGCTTAATAGTATCTTTGGCAGATTGACCAGGAGTCATTTCTTTTTCTATATCAGTTAAAGAATCAGTGCCAATAAATCTGCTGTTTGGTTTCGTAAAATCTTTGGAAGTTTTTTCGGCACCAGTATAAGATTCCGATTTTGGAACACAATTGGGAACAGTTTTACCATTCTTTTTCTTTGTTCCATACGCTTCATAGCCCTTCCAACAAGGGTTATTCATCATTTTCTTTTCTTCAAGTTCATTTTCTTCACAATGCCATTTACGTAATGATTTATTGATTCTTGAATCTGGATCATGAGCCGTTTTGGCAGAAGTTAAACGCTTTTTCATTCCACTCATACGGGCGCAAAAGCTTTTGCGACGGTTTGCAGCTTTTGAACCTGCTTTTAGTTTAGAAGGTTCTGTTGTTACTGCTGTTTTAAGATGGCTTCCCGGATGTTCTCGACGATATGCCATAACACCAGCTTTTGTCAAACCGCCTTCTGGATTTTTGTATTTTGAGTTCTGCCAATCTTCCATTAAATCCTCGTCTAATTGTGAGGCAAAACCTCTAGCGATAAATGAATTGACTCTATCAAATGCAAATTGTTCCGGAGTTCCTTCAAAGGAATCATTCCAGATTGCATATCCTCTACGATATACTTCTTCAAGTATATCAACTGGGATACTTGATTTTTGAGATTTTTTATAAAGCGATAATTTCGCTAAGTTAGTGAGTTGTATAGCAAAACCTGCAAGTTGTTCTACAACAACTAGCTGAGGATCAAATGTACTAAACTTTTTAACCATTGGAGTTTCCCTTTAGGCTTATCCAAGAACTTCTTGCAGGTCTGCCATGGCCTTACTGCACTAACAATTTATTTATATATTAAAGCTGTTCAAGTAAATTCCAAGTACAAACAACATTAGCAGTAACACCACCCGATGCCAATTGCATCAATGCAATAGTTAAAGTTGCAGGATTACCGTTAATATCAGAACCAAAATGTATAATAATCATTTAATCCATGGGCGAACATATTAAAACCTGATGGCCCAGTACCATCCAAACGATCTTGATTGAACGAGTTGGCATAAGTTCTATCTTCAATTACCGAACCATTTGTAAGTTGGCGGCGAACAACAACGGCCAATGTGTTGGCAGTTTGTTCCCAAAAGAAGTTTTTCGTCAGCCATATTATTTTCCTGAGTTCATACCCGATTGAGTGTCAGTAAATAGTTTTCTTGCATCTTCATCGGGAACATGAGAAGGAACACCATGTCTGAAACTATCAAAATCGCCTGCTTGTGCGGCCATTCTCATTTTACTTGAAGACATACCCTCAACTCCTTCGGCGTCAGGATCTCTATCGCCAGCCGACACAACTTTTAATTTATTGAAATTATAATACCCGTGTTTGCCAGGAACTCCATTATACTGTTTAACCATTTTGTCAAATTCAGGAACTCTATCAGAACCAACTACGACAGTTGCTTCCGGATGTCCAGCGGCATGTAATCTACTTAGATGATGTAAAATTGTTGGTGTTTCTTTGGAAGAACCAACAAAGTTTGTTTGTGGGAAAAACTTTCTTGCATGTTCCAACTTTTGATCAATATTCAAAGGATTTTTCTTTGAATCCTGTGAATGAGAAAGAATAATTTCATGATGAGCGCCTTGCTTATTGGCCAAATCCTGAACTTTTTCAATTACCTTTTGATGACCAATAGTTGGACCAGGATTCATTCTTCCATAATTCAATACAACTGGTCTTGTATCTTGTGTTGTTTCTTTTAAGTATCTAAGAAAACTACGTAGCATTTGCAACTGCCTGTTGTTTTTGGAAAGCACCCTTCAAGAAATTTTGACGAGCAAATTCTTTTCTTTTGACAAATTTAGTCATTTCGCCTTGTTTATTCGCAGCAACAACACCTTCTGGATCAGTGCCTTCGCCGCCAATAGAATGTCCCCATGGATTGTTTTTGGCCATAACACCAGTCAATACATCTTTTGCTTTTTGAAGATGTCCATGAAGTTCCAAAGCTTTCTTAAAATGATCTTTATTATCATATATTTCCTGCATATTTGCAGCATGAGCCTGGCGTCTTTTATCCTTTGAAGCTTCAGTTTTTACTGAATCAAGATCTTTTTGATGTTTTGCTTGAAGATGAGCAAGATAACCTTCAACGGAAGGTTCTCCACCTTGTCTCACCATGTCATTAACATGACCTTCCAAAGCTTGACCATGTTTAGAAACTGCATCAAAAGCTTCTGGACTCATACCACGATAAGCTCTTGTGGCAGCTTCTCTATGATGAAGAAACTCTTGTTGTTCTTGTGGAGTATAATTAGCTGGATTTACTGATATTGATGGGTCAATATTATGTACATCTGGATGATTACTTAATCTAGTTCTTTCTTTATCATCCAATGGACCAGCTGCCATACCTTCTAATCCAGCGCCTTTTGGACCTTTGTATTTTGTGTGTACAACAACGCCCATTTTGGATGCTTTCATTTTGGCAGCATCAGCGGAATCAGTTGGTGTTGAATATGTAATAGTATTTGGAGTAACACTATGACGCCCGCCCGATGTTTTGATGTCGGGTTTAGTATACATCATATCACCCTGATATACATCTCCTGCTTTTGCATTTTGTGGCATAATTTTAGGCAGATGTTCCAAAGCAGCATGCATCTTTTCGGCTAACCCAGGAGAATGACCATAATGTTGATCTACATCTTCATGAGTAAAAGCAAGCTTAGGTGTTTTGTTGAAAGCGCCTTTAGTTGCCACAAAAAACTGACCAGTTTGTGGATGATGGCCGAATACTATTGAAGGAGCGCCATCAAACTTTGTGGAAAAATGTGTTGAAGTATTTTTACCCAATAGTTTTTTGTGAGCGTCGTCAAGGAAATCAGCTGCTCTGGATACGCCTGCATGACCATCATAAATTGCATTATCTTCAAGGTGACGTAGATGAGTAAGCTTTCCGGCTTTAGGATCAGCAACTGCAGCTTCCGTTAAATATGTTTTAAAATCTAACATTATTGAGCTCCTGTAATACGCATATTTTTAGCGTGTTGAATATCAGCCGGACTATTAAATGCCACACCACCATGTTCTCCGGAAGGACCGCCATCATCAGCCCATCTACCCAAATCTTCAGAATCTTGTGGTTGTTGTGGCATTTTTAAAATTGGTTGAACTTTCTGAGGTTGTTGTACAATCGGAGCAACTGGTTGTTGTACTGGAACAGCAGCTTTACGAGATTTAACAGGTTTTGATGTTGGAGAAGAAGCAACTGGCGAAGCAGTTTTATCTTTTTTAGTTAAAAATGGAGCTTTAGTTGTTGAAGCGAATCCTTTCATTGGCCCGCTTCCCTTTTTAATAGCTTGATCTAAAATTGGTTCGTAGGAATCAGCGCCCTTTCGTCTGCCTTCAATTCTAAAACTAATACCACCACTATGGGGCGCAACTCTAAAATGTTCAAAATTTTCCAACTTGGATGCGTCATCAGACATATCAGACATGTGATGAGTAGCTCCGCCCTTTTCATCAGGTCTAGTATGTAATCTAAAATGTTGAAATTGTGTTTGAGGAGCAATTCTTGATTTTACATAATTTCTAAGAAAATTTTGACCGTCATCAGAGCTTGATCTTTTGGTCAAACCTTCTGACATTTTGCGAGCCATTTCTTTTTGCGCTGATAATGCAGATTTATCCGCTTGATCAGCTAAATTTTTGTCTTCTGGATTACTTGAATTTTTTAATTGTTTGTAATGTTCATGATCTTTAATGCCGAGACCAGCAGTAAATTTTTGATGATTTGCTCTTAAGTTAGATAAATCGCCTCTGTTCAAACCACCAATATTTTCAAGCTCTTCCAATCCATTATTTCTGAGGTTCATATCCTTGGATTTACCATATTTTAAGCTTACGCCCAATGGACCTTTTTCAGTTTTTACCATAACATCTGCATCAGAATTGGGGTCTTCCACAGAAGTAAATCTTTTATGATCTCCTGGTTGTGAAGTCCAAGCAGTTTGATTGATTTGATTGTGACCAGCTGAAGCCAAATGAGATCTGATATGATTGGCGCCTCCAATCGCATGCGTGTTGATCTGATTGTACAAATTAGGGTCTCTGGCATCTAATTCTTTTTTAATATAATCATGAACATCTTGAGGTGTTTTGCCTTCTTCGTCTCTATAATGAGTCAATAATTTATTGGGAGCGCCAGCCTCATTAGTTCCATGTTGTAAATGAGAACCAGCAAGAATTTCATACAACTTACCTTTGGCATCATTAAGATTAAATTCTTTTTGTTTTGGTGGCTTCTTAGTTCTTGTTGCCTCATATAATTCAAGATATTTAGAAAAATTAATCATCAAACTTTCCTTGTAGTAATTGTTGTTTCCCCAGTTTTGGGATTGTGTTGTACATGATGGGCGTGAAACTCTACATCTTTATATTTTTTCTTCAAAGATAACATAGCTTCTAAATTTTCTGCCGAATCATCATATAGATGTACTCTTTTATAACCATGTTTGTCAATAGCATCAGTCATAACTGACTTCTTTGCTTCTGAAGCTTTTTTATTTTCGTTTGGGGGATTGCCTGATCTTCTGACGTGAACCTTACCAATATCAATACCAAACTTTTGCATATGATGAGCAAATTTCGGCTGGTCATCCAAATCTGATCTGGCAGTTAATATTTCTACCTTTCGACCCTTATCCGATAAACTTTTTAGTTTATTTATGACCTTTTTAATTGGCTTTGCGGATTGACCGAATGTGTCTGATGATTTAAATTCGCCAAAATCATATGAATGACCTTTTGGCAACGGATGCGTATTATACTCAGAACTAGTTAATGTTCTAACTCTTTTTCCGCTTGGATCTTTAACATGAATTCTCAATTTACTATTATCATGATGAACCAATGTATCATCTAAATCATAATAATGAATTTCGTGCTTCGGATTTGAAGTTTCTTCAATGATAAAATCGGTGAAATCTTTAAATGAAATCATGATTATTCCTAAATTTAAATTACTGATTATTTATAGTTATTGGATANTAAAAAAAAAGGCGAGCTTTTCAGCTCGCCTTTGACAACGAAAATACGGTTAAGGGGAACCCCACCCATGTTTTCTCAACTATTCCGTGACCTCNAAGATCTCGTGCCGCTTGCGACTTTGCGCAATACATATTTNCGTTTGTTTTATTTATATATTTGATGTAACTTTTTTTGTATTTTTGAAAATATTTTTNAAAATAAATGATGGAGTCCAAGAATCAAAACCTCCGCCTAGATTTAGATGACGCATNAACTTCTTTGCTTCATTTCTATCATTAAAGGTTTTAATTACCTGTTCAGTTTTNGTTTCTACTACGGAGGTTTGAACAAGCTTATAATTCATTAAATGATGACCTTCTTTTCTTCAGTTTGTGGGTAAATGTCAACTACTTGAATAGGAGTCCAATCAGACAGAGTTGGTAAACCCTGTTCACTAACAATAACCTTACGAATTTGTAATTCATAATTAGTAACAACCAATTCTTTCTTTGGACGAGGAAGAGTAATTCCATCCCATTCAGGTTCATACCAATCCCAATAATTAACTGCTCTAATGTCACCAATCAACTGATTGCTCATTTTACTTCTCCGTATTTATCTTAGTTTCAATCCAACTCCAAATTTTTTCATGAATCCAATANTGNAGGAAATGAAANCCCATTAGAGCAAGAGTAAATAAACCACCAGTTTCCGCGGAACCTGTCAACTTCCAACTNCCTANGAAAGTAATACTACCCGCAAATAAACGATAAGTCAAGGCTTTTGCGGTGATAATCCAATTACTTCTCATAATAACTCCTACTTAAACCCAGCGAATTTATCTTTGTTGAATACTGACTTGTATTTCTTTACACGTTCAGCGTCTTCATTACCGAATTTAGAGTTGTCGAACACAGACTTATCTTCCTTCTTTGGACCATCAAGAATATCATCTTGTGCTGACTGTTCTACATCAAAGAGACGCATTTTGCTACGATCAACCCCAAGAACAAACCGACGATTACTCCCGGGATCAGCGTATCGATTTTTAAGCTGCTTAACCATAATCTGACCCAGGTCTTGAAGTTCTTCGGTTGCGATAAGTGCAAACATAAAATCAGCTGTGGCTGGGAGTCCAAAGGATTCTGATGTATCTTCCAAACCCACGTCTGAGCTCGAATTGTGTGTCAAAATATCATTAGCGTAAAATAGATGATTTCTTGACACTTCAATATCAATCATATCCATCTCACCAATTTCTTCGATGCTAACTACTTCAGACCACATTACCCAACCTCCCTCTAACATATCCAAGTTTATTATACTCTTTTTCTTCCCAAACATCAATGCTATAAGATTTCGTACCGTCATTAACCCAGCAAGTACCTTTTCCAACAATCCAACCATTTGGCACTTCACTTTCTTTTTTAATGAATCTTCTCTGTTTTTCTTCAACATTAAAGATACAAAAACGGTTAGAAGATTTTTCAGATAACTTTTGTTTTGTTTCTAAAGATGGCCCTGATCGTCGCTTTGCAATTTCCGAAAGCTTTTTCTTTGTTTCTTCGCTATGAAGATGACCATAGTTTTTATATAAACCATTATCAAATCTATGTTTTTTAGTTTCACTTATTTTATTTTTAGATTTTTCTGANAANTTAATACCCTTGTTCCAGGCCGAACCGTTTTCGATGTTTTCTTTCACTAGCTGATAATCTGCACCATGATAATCTTTATTGATGATAACCTCAGTTTCATACCTCATATTATATCCTCTACCATCTTTATGGTGAGACATAAATTTTTTTATGTAAAAATTTTCCACATCATTGGCTATTTGATCGTCGCAAACACACAATAGATCTATCGTGAAATTTCTTTTACCGTATTCTAAAATTGCTTCATGTAATAAATGATTACTTTCTCTAGATACCATTCTTATATGTTGGGAAAACCTATCTTCCAAAGAATTTTTTGTTCTCCCAACATAATACATTTTAGGTTCTGTACATTGGTTGGTTATTAAATAAATTTTAGTAGACATATGATTCTCCATATCTTTAACTCATATATCTATTTATAATAAAATGCTATTTAACTTGCAGA